TCATTAATAATAGGTCGTACCAAACCTATTATTATATTATTACACCTATAGGTGTAATATAATAGTAGGTAAATAATAGTAGGGTAAAATCGGGGTAAGGAATTATGGAACATAAGATGAAAGAAAAGAACAACAAATGTCTGGCTTGGTGGCAAGCGAGGGACGAGCTAGGGAAACGGGGTATGAACAATGGTTAAGCAGATGATTAGTGATGGTGTGTCGAGGTCTGAGGTATTGGACACGGCAAAGCAATTGATTAACGGAGACAGGGCGAGGCAGTACGGAAGCGCGCAGGATAACTTTGGGTGCATTGCGAGCATGTGGGCGGCTTACACTGGCACGAGGATTAGCGCGGCTGACGTGGCGAACATGATGGCGCTGCTGAAGATTGCGAGGTTACGCAATGGGTCGCACGAGGACAGTAGCATTGATGGCTGCGGCTATCTTGCGCTGGGTCACGAGCTGTCAAAAGAGGTGGGATAGGGTTGAACAAGAGTTATTCTTGGGGCATAGTGTAATGAGCGGGTTCTCCTCCTCCCGACGCATTGTTTTGCATTTCAATGCGATGCCCGCTTAACTAGGGCGTGCGGTTATCTTTCCTCACTGCACGCCCACATTTTACGGAGTACGTGACGTGTCTTTCAATATAAAGCTATCATTAGATTTACATTGCGATGATCGTGATGAGAATGACATGGAGCTGGATCTATTGTGCGATTACATATCAGATAGACTTATGGTAGTTGATCCAGAGATTGTGATGCAGTCACTCGCAGAGGCAATCATTGAGATGAGCGATCAGCTTGAGGAGAATGCAATAAGACTGCATTAACTGGCGGCATAGCATACTGCAAGAACGTGCGATACAACACATTGCCACGCCGTTGCACGGGCGCATCCGCGTAACAATAAGCAAATCTATAGTCAATACTTTCGATATATCTGAAAGTTAACATAATAGATATTATCGGACATTAGGTGTGCGAATAGCAATTCATGTAATGATAACAATAGCTTAGAGTATTTCATAGTAATATACAGGTAATCTGAGCTATGCGTTGTTCAATATAGCCGAAAGTACAGCTCTGGCGCAGCGATAAGCCCCCCCCGTCAAGGATATTCTAGGGGGAGTGTATATGTGTATAATCTCATGCACACGAGAGCCAAAAATTAGCCCCCCATACCCCTTGCAATATAACGCACAACTATTGTAAAATTTAAAAAAAATCGGAGAATAACAATGGCTGGGAAAGCGTTACGCAGAAGAATACTTTCTGATGTACTAAGCAAAGGCGGTGCTGAATACTTGTTTGAGCAGATTGCATCAGGCACGACACTCACAGCCCTTGCGAAAGAATATGACTGCTCAAGGCAATATCTCAGCACATCCCTCAAGACTATCCCTGAGTATGCCCAAGCCCTATCCAAAGCCCGCCAAGAGGCAGCGGATGCCCTCGTAGAGCAAGGCTTAACAATGGTAGATGATTTGGATGGCGGCTCAACCAGCAGTGAGATAGCCGCCACGCGAGAGAAGGTTCAGTGGCGTAAATTCATGGCAGGCTCGTACAACCAAGAGCGATACGGCAACAGACCCCAGACAAACGTGACAATATCCGTGGGCGACATGCATTTAGACGCCCTGCGTAAAGTTAATTCTGATTTGGCGGCTATCCATAAAGAAGATCAAGAGCGTGAAGCCAAGACGATTGACGCAGATTACAAGGATGTATCAGATGAGTGATAACCCATTAACAGAGTTTGTCCTACGTTACCGGGACGAGCCAGTGCTATTCGTCAAAGAGGTGCTAGGCGCTACGCCATACGATTATCAGGAGGAGTTCTTGAACGCCATTGCATCTGGCGAGCGTAAGATGTCGGTCAGGTCAGGCCACGGCACGGGCAAATCAACGTCCGCGTCTTGGGCTATGCTCTGGTTTTTGCTTCTGCGCTTCCCTAACAAAGTCGTCGTCACAGCCCCCACGTCATCCCAATTGTTTGACGCATTGTTTGCCGAGCTAAAACGATGGATCAACGAGTTGCCACCCCACCTACAGCAATTGATTACCACCAAATCAGACCGCGTAGAGCTAACGTCGGCAGCGTCAGAGGCTTTCATATCAGCCAGAACGTCACGCGCAGAGACGCCAGAAGCACTAGCAGGCGTTCACTCCGAGAATGTCTTATTGGTGGTAGATGAGGCGTCAGGTGTGCCTGAGAAGGTTTTCGAAGCTGCGGCTGGGTCAATGTCAGGCCACAGCGCAACCACGCTACTCTTATCTAACCCCACGCGATCTTCTGGCACATTCTTTGAGAGCCAAACGAGAATGGCTAAGAGCTGGTGGACGCGCAGATGGTCGTGCATAGATAGCCCGCTCGTATCGACAGAGTTTGTTGACGAAATGCGTGAGCGTTACGGGGAAGATAGCAACGCGTTTCGCATACGTGTGCTTGGCGAGTTCCCAATGGCTGACGATGATACGATTATACCGTTTCACGTCGCGGAGAGCGCCATACATCGAGACATTGAGGTTACGCCCGACATTAGACCGATATGGGGCTTGGACGTGGCAAGGTTTGGCACGGATAAGACTGCATTATGCAAAAGGTATGGCAATGTCGTGACAGATATTACCGCGTGGCAGGGATTAGACTTAATGCAGACTGTGGGTCGGGTAATGGCAGAATATGAAAGCCTATCGCCCAGCCTGCGCCCAAACGAGATCCTTGTGGATAGTATTGGCGTTGGCGGCGGTGTAGTTGATAGATTGCGTGAGTTAGGCGCTCCAGTGCGTGGGATTAATGTTGGCGAAGCTCCTGCAATGGGCAAGACTTACACAAACTTACGCAGCGAGCTGTGGTTTAAGACAAAGGGATGGCTCGAAGATAGATCCTGCAAATTGCCCAAGAATGACCAGCTCTTAGCCGAGCTAACTGGCATAAGGTACTCATTTACCAGCGCGGGCAAGATGAAAGCCGAGAGTAAAGATGAAATGCGAAGGCGTGGCCTAAAATCGCCCGATTTAGCCGACGCATTATGCCTCACGATGGCTTCCGACGCAGCTACAGCCCTATCTGGCGCAAATATAAGCTGGAAAAAGTCAATTAAACGCAATTTAAAGGGAATTGCATGAACCAAAAAAAATTTTCAAATTTGTCACCCAAGATGAAAAATTTAATGATGAATAAATGGATAAAAAGCTATATGAGCCGTGGTTTGACGTTGGAAGATGCCCAACATGCCGCCCGGTGGCGCGCTGGGACGTGGAAGTTGTCAGATAGAATGCGCGTTGTACTAGCTAATATGGATAAATTGTGATAGCTTGTAAAAAAATACTATCATAGGCTGTAATTATGTCACAAAATCAATTTATGAGCTTCTTAAACTCGCTAGACAAAGGTGCGAGCGACAGAAACAGCATTACCGAGTTTCTGGCTAATGTTTTGACGCCCGGCGATGAGATGGAATATGTTAACGGTCAACTTATGACTACTGGCGGCAAACCTGTAGAGAATATGGGCGCAAAAACAAGTTACGGCACGCTAGGCCAAGCTAATTTTGCTGGCAATGACCCAATTAAGCAGGGTTTGTTATCAAAAATGACTGAAGCGCCAGATAAAGCAGCGCGTAAGTTTGGTTTGCTTGAGACTAGCCCGCCACCACTAAGGCCAAGCCCAGCGCCTAGCTCAGATTTTGCCCCTGTTACTCAGATTTTACCAATTGAAGTAATGATGGGCATTGATCAGTCTAATTTTCCTGACAAGCAAGGATTTATAGAATATTTAACAAACCAATTTAATAATACGCCACAATTGTATAACTCTGGTATGCTTGGCCCTGACGCATTAAACCAAATGTACCAAGCATATGAGATAGGTAAGATGGCGGAAGGTTATTTTGACTAATGGGCTTACTTGATCAACAAAGCTACGCAGGCTACGCAAATGAAGGCCAGCGACTTGCAGTAGAGCCAATGAGCTTTACCCCAATGGACGCCGCAAGATTTGTAGCTGAAGCCACGCCTATTATTGGCGACGCTATGGCGGCTAAAGAAATATATGATGAGCTGCAAAAAGATAATCCTAATTATAAATATGCAGCAGGATTAGGCGCTTTAGCTTTAGTTGGCATTATACCGGGCGTTGGTGATGCGCTTAAAAAAGGTGGACGCGGATTACTTGACGTAGTTAACCGCATTGAGGTTGATCCTAATGCGTTGGGTATGTCTGGTGGTAATGTTAGGTTGAGGCCAAAAACTAAAGAAGAATTAGATCCATACGGATTTCAAAAAACAAAAATGGATATACCTCTTTCAGATGTTGATGTAGATTTTATTCCAGACCCCAATCTTTCACCAAAGAAAAAATTAGACTTAGAAAGTTTGGAGGGTAAAGTGGCTGTTCCTCTCATGGGTGACAGATCAAGCGTTGGCACTGTTAAAGGTTTATTAGGAAACACATTTGAAAATCCTGTGGATGTTGGCGGCGGTATAGACTTTATGAGGTCAGGAGCAAATCAATTAGATGATGCTATTTGGGCATCTAAAAAAGGAATTATATCAAGGATAGATAATAATGCCGCTAAATTACAAGAAGCTAATAATGGAGCAGATATAGTTGGTATTTCATTAGGAATGTCTCCAGATGCAGTTGATTTTGCTGATTTTACGTCTGAAGTTATGGCAGAAATGGTAAAGTTTGCGCCAATTAAAAAATCTGACGTAATTCAATATGACCAATATATGAAAGCGTATGACCCTAATTGGGTAGGTTTAGAAAGTCCAGATTTAAGACCTTATTTAAAAATGGTAAAACCAGACATTAGAAAAGCATTTATTAGAGGTATGGACAATAGGGCAATGCAAGATGCAGGCTTTCCAAGTCCTGCTATGATAAGAAAATCGGTAACAGATCCTAATCAGGTAAATATGGGAAGTGGAATGGCTGGGCTTTCTG